CATAACGTCTTCGTCAACGTCCTCATATGGTAATTTTGGATTCAGTATTTCTCTAGGTCAGGATATAGATACAACGTTAGCTATAGGTAACCCTAACGATAATCGCGTTGAAATTTGGAAACTTTCCAACCATTCGTGGTCAGAAGCGTACTCAAATATAGGTGATGATATAGATAACAAAGTACCTTATAATAGTGCACAGGACGCGTTTACCACCCTAAACACTACAATTGATAATATAAAATCCTTACAATACGGGTTTTCAGTTAAACTAGCACCATTCGGTACCCACGTTATCATAGGTGCACCGGGAAGTGTTTTAAACGAAATAACTAGTAGTAATTCAGACAACACTGGAACCCAAAGAAACAATATATTTATAGGTGCAGCTCCAAGTTATACTTGGGGTTTAAGTTTTCCATTTAGTTTTCGCCAACCAGGGTATGCGCGTATTTTCACAACAACAGATGATTGGTCAACTACAAGTGGTGTGAGTCAGTTAGGTCAAACTCTTTCGGGATTAAATTACACTAATACTGATGAATACATTGATGGTGGTGGTTTAACTTTTCCTTCATTCGGGTACTCTGTATCCATGAACTACGATGGTACTATTATTGCCGTGGGTGCACCTAGATTAGGACATGCTTACGCGTACGAATACTCAACAATTACGAGTAATTGGGAACAAAAAGGTTCGGCAATAACTTCTTCTGCAGGTAATCTGAATGGACTGTGTGTTCGTCTAGATTATACGGGTACCAGACTAGCAACATCCATGATATCTTCTTCGTCTTATCCCGCCGTCCATAATGCACAGTTTTACGTAGTGGATTGGTCAGGATCGGCGTGGGTAGAAGCACAACTAGCTATATCATCTAAAGATCCGGGTGTTGGACACGGTCAAAGCACCGGGACTAAACAATTTGCGGGATACGCGATCGATATGACGGATGGTAATCAAGTTGCCAGTTCGCAATTATGGTGGGGTGATGATGATATGGTAAATGATAATCATGGAAACGGTAACTCATTATCAAGCTACCTCGGATCTTTTCCATCAAATCAAAATGCAAAAGGTCGCGTTCAGTTTTATTATTTTACATTAACATCTAGTTTTAACGGTAATACTCTTTTTGAAGGATACGTAGTCGCTCAAGAATTAAAAATTGGTACGAACGATAATGCTACAGATAACGAAAAACCTAAACGACTTTCATTTGGTGGTACATCGGGTGATAACTTTTACGATGAAACTTTAATTGAAAACCGTGTAATTTCTAATGATGTAGCTGAACTTTTACTACACAAACATCACGATACGAATGAACAAGTTGATAGAATTCGTCTAAAGGCATCGGAAATACACTTAGATCACATGAGAATGTACCATACTCTTCATCAAACTCAGACAGAAGGGAAAGAAGTCCGGACACCCAGGTTTATACTCGACCAATACGGTACAATTGCAATTGGTAATTTGTGGTCTGGTAATGAATCGTCTGACAAAACAACCTCATTAGCTGAAACGTACCTCGATATAAAGGCTGAAACACAAATACGCGATAAGTTAAACGTAAATTATCCGGGTAGGACTAAACTTTTAAAAAGTCGTGACGTTACATATCAGGGTTATTTTCCCACGATGTTAAATACGAGATGTGCAGATCTGATTACAACAAATAAAATGTACGATGATCAACCGGGTACTGTAAGAGAATATACAATAACTAACCAAGAAAATATGCCATATCGTGAAAACGAGAAGGCGTTCGAGTTTACGGGTACGAACTCGGGGATAGGTGTTTCTAACATGGCCGGTGAAGGACACGGTAATTGGACTGATGATGATGCATCAATGATGTTTTGGTTAAAACTAAAGGATGATCACAGTAATTATACATCATCGAACGTTCTGTGTTCGTGGGGTGAGACTTTATCAACTACCTCTGGCGTGTATAAAGGTGGGTGTTTACAATTAACGTCAAACGGATTAAAACTAAACTTTGGTCCTGGTATTGGTACGGCATCGAATACTTACACGTTTACACGAGATACGTGGTACCATATTTGTGTTGTGTTCCCTACAGAAACAACCTCAACTGTCATCGATAGTTCTAATGTAGACTATATTTACATCAACAACCAAGAAATGACTTTAACCAAAACTTACTCTAGCCCTACGTTTCCAAAACCAAACTGGGACAATAAGGGTTGGCACTTTGGGTACAACAGTCGCGTTGGGTTGGTTCAGGATATGCCTGGACCCGCGGGTACGTATATGGGAATGATGATTTTTAACACAAGTTGGGGACATGGTGGTAGCACAATTTTAGGCTATGCATACAATAACGGTTCACCATCCGAGTGTTTATCTGTCGGTGGTGATGCATTCATACAAAATAAATTAGGTATAGGGAGTAGCGCGTCCCCATCAAAAACGTTGGAAGTTACAGGTAATGTAAATGTAATTTCAGGTAACATTTACCAAAATAATAATATACTTTGGCCAGCTACATCTAGTGGTGTAGACATTTACCATAATATAGGAAAAGTTGGTATAGGTACATCTACCCCGGGAGTACCTTTAGATATCAGTTACAGTTCAGGTACAAACGGAATACAGTTAACGTCAGGTAATACATCTCAAAATAGTATTATACAAGTAAAAGTGGATGGCGATGGTACCGGTGACCCTCTATTATCGTTATCGTGTGCAGATGGATCTGGTTCGGCTTGGTGTGTGGGTATAGATAATAGTGATTCTAATAAGTTCGTAATAGCTAATGATGATAATAATTTGGCATCATCTCAATACATTACATGTGGAAGTAATGAAATAGATCTAAAAAAGAGAATCTTAATTAACGGGAGTGCGGGTACCGACGGTCAAGTTCTTACGAGTGGTGGTTCATCAGGTTCGGTCGCGTGGGAAGACGCGAGTGGTGGTGGAGGTTCGAGTCCTTGGACAACGTCGGGATCAGATATTTATAGAAGCTCGGGTAAAGTTGGTATAGGAACTACAAGTCCAAATGCCGAACTCGATGTTGACGGTCACATTCACTGTAACTCTATACAAACTGGTTTAGCACGATATGAAAAACATTTAGTTAAGGGGAACCTAATAAAACTGTATTTTACTAACGCAGGTTCAAGTACACCAACTACACAATCTGAAATGGATACGTATTTCGAAATTCTAAGTTCAGGTACTAAATCATTAAGTAGACCACAACACACGGCCGCCAGTTTGGATACTACATTTGCCGAAACATTTGAAGGTTATTTAAAAGTAACTACAGCTGGAACGCACCATTTCGGTTTAAATAGTGACGATGCTTCAGATATGTACATAAACGGTATTCAAGTCGCTTATTGGTACAGTGGACATGGTCATAATAGTACACTCACAACCCCCGGTGGAACCACAGGTAGTATATACTTGAAAACTGGGTACCATAAAATATTCGTACGGTTTCAGGAAAAAAGTGGTGGTGAAGCGTTATATAGTCTTTGGAAAGAACCAGATGGTTCTGCTGACGGTTTGACTGACTGGGATCACATACCAACGGATAACTGTTTTTACGATCATATACGGTACCATTAAAATTTTAACTAAAAAAACAAAATCACATTTACCATGCTGAAAAAAGCAGGATGGTAGATGGTTTATCACTCACTTTTTACCTGGAAGTGAGTCCATGACCGCGAGTGCTATAACACCCGCGATAAAGAACATGACAACGAAATTACACTCGGTATCGTCCTCGCCAAGAACCGAACGTTTTTTTGTTTTATCCGGTTTTTGTAACCTTGACTGAGGAAAAACATCTTGTCTTCTCGAAGGTAACTCAACAGGATCTTCGTCCAAAGGACAATACCCTATCATTTATACTATCATTTATAAATTAATTTCGACTGACTTTTTCTTTTTCCCACCACCTCTTTTTGACTTGGTCTGGGTAACTTTAACTTCCCTAACTTCACTATCATCTTCACCCCTTTCCTTGGTATCACCGACTGGTGGTTCAGCAATATCGGAAATATCGTCCTCGATATCGATTTCATCGGTTAATGGGTTTTCTACTTGGGGTATATTCGTCGTATTCATGGGTGGTTGGGGTGGCATCATGATATTACCCATGAGACTCGAAATGTCAAATCCTGGGCCCTGCATTTCTCTTCTCCCATTTGCATCCACTTTCTCTTCACCCTGTTGTTGCGACTTAGGAACTGTGTTCTGAACGGCCGACATCATATTCTGAACCAATCCTGGATTCTGTTTAATCACGTCGTTCATATTCGGCATCACCGATTTAAACATACTATTCGTCAAATGGAACATCATTGCCGATCCACCAAGCATCATAATAAGTTTAACTTCGGGTGCAACGTGCATTTTCGTTCTATATTTCACATATAACTCCTCAAAAACTTCATCATAATCGTCAACATTTTCCATAACGTTTTCTGACCAACCGTCGAGTTGGATTTCAAATGGGTTATATTTCTTATTCATAAACTCAAGTCCCGTCGTACAAGCAATGAGCATACGTCTCGAAAACTTTATCGATTTATCAACATCGATACTATACGTAATTCGCTTAACCTCAGTTCTAAGTTCATCTACTGGAGAATATGCATTCAAACGTTTATTTACTGTAAACCCCTTCTTTTCTAATCGACCAAGTTTATTCACGAGATCGGCTTTTTCCTCATCTATGTTTTTAAATCCAGGTGAAGGTTGTTCTTCTTCCATATATCCACCACCTCCTCCTCCACCACCCGCATACTCGTACCCCTGTTGTTCCGGTTCGTCTTCATATTCACCATAATCCATAACTTCTTCCGGTGGGGGTACAGAAGGTGGATTTTGTTTATTCGGGTTCGCAAACGAGTCCATATCTTCCTGGAAAAATTGTGTTGGTGGGGGATTATATTGAGTTTTCATAGTTTTTTGTATTTGCTTTTTTACAGGCTGGGATCTTGGAATATCAATTTCGATCTCATTCATTAACGCCTGTTCGCTATCGTCCAATTTCATAACATTTGTGTCACCTCGATTTAGGATGATCTCACCGTCCATTAATCTTTATATTGAAACTATTCTAATTTCTTTAACGCACTTTATAAAAAAAATATTTACTCAATACAAATGAAACTTAACGCTACTAATAAAAGTACACTCAAATCAATTGTGATTATATTCTTAATTTTGTGCGCGCTCGGCGCCTTAAGAACAAGTGGTTACCAACCAGTTGAAATTGAAATGGTAAGTGACAAATCTCTTTTCGACCAGGAGTCCAGGGAAGATTGTCTCGATACAGCCTACTATTCCGATAGTCGAGGCGGAATTTGTGGGGGTCAAAAAGTGGTCAAGGACCAAGCGAGTTATAAGATGAAGTAAAATCTCCAGTATATATAAATGGCTTTAGTGACTAGTCAATCTACTTTACCCGATTTCGAACACGAGTATCATACAGTTATAGTTGATACCGTTGATGATTCGATTTCAAAGCAAAAATTTACATCACACTTTCCAACACCACTCGAAAATATAGTCCAGGTTCAATTAATAGCAGCTCATATTGATAATCACGACGCGAGTCAACTCATTCACCTCAAAATTGATGAGTTGAAAACTATTTTTTCTCAAAGAGGAAAAACAGATCTTGATACATCCACTGATAATATGATCAACGGCGTTTTCGGAACCCTCGTAACAGATGGAACAGATCGCATTGTTTTTAAAAATGAATACCCAGTTATTCAACAATATTATAACCCAATTCGTAAACTCGATAGATTAAATGTCGAAGTATTAAAAGAAACTGGTGCGGCTGTATCATTTTCAACTGGAGAAACCTGTTTAATATTTAGATTCGTCTGCAAAAATAAGAACCTGCCCTATTAATTATTTCAGGGCGTTTTCGTACGTATAATTTAAACCTCCTATTAATATAAATGTCTTCTGGTGTTGTTCAACTTATCGCCATTGGTGCTCAAGATAAATACATAATGGGTGACCCAGAAATTTCATTCTTTAGCTCAACTTTTAAACGGCATTCTAATTTTTCACAATCCATAGAAAAACAAACGATACAAGGAGTTGTGAATAATAACGCTATGTCATCGATCAAATTCCCACGATCAGGTGACTTATTAGGATACACGTATTTCACATTAGATGATAATACACAAGCACTCGATATCCAAAACTGGGAAAATGTTATAGATAAGGTCGAATTACTCATTGGTGGTCAGGTTATAGATACCCAAGACGCAGCTTTTACCGAAAAAATAGCCATAGATACGTTCGCAACGAACGTTTCTAAAAGTTCCAACGGTACACACCCAGGTGTAAGCGCACGTTCGTACTTTTACCCGTTACGTTTTTTCTTTTGTGAAGGTCCACAGTGTGCCTTACCAATGATTGCTTTACGATACCATGAAGTCGAATTACGTATTCACTGGGGATCACAAGCAAGTAATTATAACGTCGAGTGTTATTCAAATTACTATTACCTTGATAACGAGGAACGTGGTAACATAGTTTCGAGAAACCATAACCTTCTCATTACACAAGTTCAAAAAAGTATTCCTTCCGGAGAACTTACACAAGAACTTACGTTTAATCACCCCGTAAAATACCTCGCGTGTTCGGATACGACCGTTGAAGGTGCACTAACGTCCGCGAGTAACAAGGTTAAATTAGAAATTAACGGTCTCGATATAGGTCCTTATAAATGGGGAAAACCGCACTTTATGGAAGTTCAGAACTATTACCACACACAATTCGTAACGTCCCCCGATTTCTTTTTATACTGCTTTTGTCTTTCGACGAGTTCACTCCAGCCGACAGGAACGCTCAATTTTAGTCGATTAGATTCAGCAAAAATACACAGTCAATCCATGATAATTAACGATCCGATATATGCCGTGAATTATAACATTCTCAGAATAGAAAATGGAATGGCTGGTCTCATATACGCCAATTAAAAATACTTACATATATTAAATGGTTAAAAACATACCTACCATCGAACGGTCTACCAAAATCCGGTTTGGTAAACACGTTTCAGATAGCCAGGCTGAAAACACGATTGTTTTCAATGCGTCTAATACTGAAATTAGTACACCCAATTCAGGGTCCATTTATATGTCACCTCTCAGAGTTGAAAATGTCGACAATGCAAACTTTTTTGCATATAATTCAACTACAAAGGAAGTTGTAGATTCTGGTGTTAAAACATCCCTTTTAGGTGGTATTACTTTACAAGAAGCAACTTCTAGAGGTAACACAACTTCAAACATAGTCCAGTTTACTAATTCTACAACAGGTTTTATAACAACGTCAAACGTTGGTATTTCAAATAGTGCACCCACACACGCCCTTTCCGTAAAGGATAAAATTTTTATGTGTGGTCCAGGTACTACTTTACTAGACGTTAAAGGTACATCTAAATCAGAAAGAATTATATCTGGTACGAATATTACCATTGATGGTGTTCAAACTGGTACTAACCCAGCTTATATTACAACCGGTGGGAGGACACACTCGACGAGGTTTACAGGGACCACCCTAGGATTGGCAGGTAACCTAGTACCAACAGATACCATAAGTTTAGGAAACGATCCAAGTTCTGTTAAAATAAACGTTCCAACACAATCAACGAATGCGTTTTGGACATCGGGTAACGTTTATGCTCAAAAATACCTTGGTGACGGTTCACTTTTGGATAATATTACACTAGAAAACGTTGCTAACAGAACAAATGGTAACATTGTATCTATACCAATTCAATATTCAAATATAATAACAAGTATTACAACTCTAGGTAACGTACAGGTAGATACAACACACGGAGCGTTTTTAGGTAAAATTGCAGGGTCTAATGCAATTTCAGCGAGTACAATTACAACAGAAAATGCCATTGCATCTACGAGTGGTGGTACGGGCCACAAATCAATAGCAAAAGGTGATATATTATTTGGTGATCACGCTAGTGATAATACTTGGGGAATATTACAATTGGCATCCGATGATTCTGATAGAGGTAAATATTTAAGAATAGGAAAAACGGGTGAGTCTAACGAAGATACACCATATTGGGACGACGTTTCCTCGAACCTCGAATCGATCGTAAGTAATGGACCAGCAACCGCAAACATTACATCAAATACCATTCAATTTGACAATCCAGCAACAAGTTTAACAACCACGGGTAACGTTATCGTAGGAACAAACGTTTACGCAGCAGAATTTATAAGTACAAATACTCCTATTGCATCTACAAGTGGTGGTACGGGACACAAAATAATCACAAAAGGTGATATATTATATGGTAATCACGATTCTGATAATACTTTAGGAAGATTAACAAGAGCGGGAGATGATTCTGATAGAGGTAAATTTCTTAAACTTGGGACTAATGATATACCCACATGGTCAGAGGTTTCTTCAAACCTTGAATCTATCGTAAGTAATGGACCTGCATCCGCAAATATTACATCAAATGTACTCCAATTTAGTCAAGGTATACAAACCAAAGATATAACGATTGGAAGTGGTAGTCAAATAAGTGATACGTTTATCCCGTATTTAGACTCGGGCTCAAAGTTACTCCAAAGTAGTAAAATAAGTTACAATGTTGCCGATAAAATTACAAGTATATCATCAAACGTCGTTATTGGTGGTAACTTAACAGTACAAGGTAATACTTCACACGAACACGTAACAGATCATTTTATAACGGATAAGATATTCGCAGTTTCACACGGAAATGATCAGGTATCAGGTGGAGACACTATGGATATGGGTCAACACATGGCAAGACCAACCGCAAACGTATTTGCGGGTTACTTAGGTGCAGCTTCACCAGAGGAATATACGATATGTTTTACCACAGATGCATCTACAGATACGACTATTACACCAAATAACGGGACTAGTGATGGATACATTACCGCAAATGTTTGGGGTAACGTTTTAGCGGGTAACGTCACAACAACGGGTAAAATAACAGCAGATTCAATTAAAATAGAAAATGCTGCAACAGGTTTAGAAACCACAGGTAACATCATTGTAGGAACAAACGTTTACGCAGCAGAATTTATAAGTACAGATACTCCTATTGCATCTACAAGTGGTGGTACGGGCCACAAAACAATAGCAAAAGGTGATATATTATATGGTGATCACGATAGTAATAATACTTTAGCAAAATTATCAAGAGCGGGAGATCATTCTGATAGAGGTAAATATTTAAGATTACACAGTACAAACGATATACCGTATTGGGACGACGTTTCCTCGAACCTCGAATCGATCGTAAATAATGGACCTACATCTGCAAACATTACGTCAAACGTCATCCAGTTTACAGGGGGCTTATATACGGGTGATAATATTACGATTAATACCGATAAGAAAATTGATTACGCATCCGAACTTATACTTAAATCGTCCGCATCATCAAGACAATCGTTTAAAGTTGAAAATGCGATAAATCTCGATCCAGACTGGGCAGAACCGGCAGCTACGACAAACGTATTAGCTATAAAATACGGTGGTAGTGGTGAAATAGAAATTTTTGATTCAGGGGGTAAAGGTGGTTCAACATTCGATAACATTCACGAAAATGCCGCAAATGTGACTATAGGTCCAGGTCCCGCAGGAGGTCCAAGTGGGGTTTCTAACCTAACAATTAATACCTACGAATCTAACGTACTCACGGTAACTGGTAATATATCAGCCGATAACATTACTATAGGTGCTCTTCACGTCGCCGCATCACCGTTCAATTTGGATGACGTGTGTTCATCAGGTGCAGGTGCAAATGTTACTTCAAATATTGTTCAGTTTACAGGAGCATCGAACGCGGTTGTTATAACAAATAACATTAAAATAGGTGCAGATGCACATATAGGAAACGATGCAAACATAGCAAACGATGTAGTTGTAACAGGTAATGCCATTTCACAAAACCTTCAACTCACAAATACAAAAATAACAGCTACGTATGATCAATCAACGACGAAAATAACCATAGATGCGTTAAATAAAAGTTACGGGGCAGCCGAACTCGTCACCGTAACCGCAGATATTGATAAACTTGATATAAGTAATTTACCCATAGGTGGTCAAGTCGTCATACCACTCTTAGCATCAAGTACTGATGTAAAAGTCTTGAAAACAATAACAGAGGGTATCGATTACATTGCATTTACAAACGATGTTTCCATATCATCAGGAAGTCATGGTCTTATGACCGTGTCTAAATTGGGTGTATCACCAGGTAAAATTTACATGAATGCAATTGCATTTACAGCAGCGTAAATTATTTTTTTTGAATCTTTCATATTATACATGGGCTTAAAAATAAAAAACCTTAGTATAATATAAAATATGTCTGGAGGTATTGCTCAACTCATCGCAATCGGTGCCCAAGATGCACACATTGTCGGTCAACCCGAAGTTTCCTTTTTCAGGTCTAACTATAAACGTCACACAAACTTTGCCCAAACTGTCGAAAGACAAGTTGTTCAGGGCAACCCCGTAACTGGTGGTATGTCCACCGTTAGGTTCGAGCGTAAAGGTGATATGCTCGGATACGTCTACGTTGCGAGTAGAGCAAATGAAACAAATGACTTAGCAGGTTATGTCAGTAAAGTTGAACTTTTAATCGGTGGTCAAGTCATCGACACGCAAGAATCTGAATTTATGACCGATCTTGCGCCAGTTGTGATGAATCAAACCAACTCGAGACAAGCCTACAACGCAGCTACAGATTATTTCGTACCACTCAGGTTTTCGTTTTGTGAAAACGCCCAATCCGCGCTCCCATTGGTCGCCCTTCAGTACCACGATGTTGAATTGAGAATTACATGGGGAACACTTGCTGTTGAAGATATGGAAGTCTACGCTCAATTCATCCACCTCGATACGGATGAACGCACGTCCTTGTCCAATACACCACAAAACATGCTTGTTACACAAACACAAAAAGCTGTTAAATCGAAATCGGGAACACAAGAACTTAGTTTCAATCACCCAGTGAAGTATTTGGTCGCCAAAAATATAACTGGTGCACTCACGGAAGCTAAGATGAAATTGCAAATTAACGGTACGGACGTTACTGATGCCAAATCTGTCAGACCACACTTTACACACACACCAGTTTACTACCACACGCAAAATGCCACGATAAGTAACGATGTTATCTTGGTTCCATTCTGTCTCGATACGTCCAAGCTCCAACCAACTGGGTCGCTCAACTTCAGTAGACTCGATTCTGCGAGACTCGTTGTTGAAGGCGATACGTTTGAAAACGATGTCTACGGTGTTAACTACAATATCCTCCGCATTGAAAACGGTATGGGTGGTTTGATGTACTCGAACTAATTTAATTTAGCCACTTATTATAAATGTTCTGGCAATTAGTTTTTTTACTAGCTTTTATTTTTATTATTACATACGATCCTAAGTCCGGAACTTTGAATCATCTCGTCGACCAGAAACAACAAAAACCCACTCAAAACGCGGAGTGTAAAGAAGGTCATTTCCAGGAGATTCAATTTGCTCAACAAGGGTACGAGTGTCCCAAAGAAAAAGGTTCTCACATGGGTGCGATTATACATACTTAAAAACATGATTGTAAAAATTAATATATAATGTTTACTTTTGATCGTGAAACCGTTACAGCAATCGGTGTTTTGTTATGCATAGCATTAACTTTGTACATGTATAAAGAACTCAAAACAACTAAAGAAGAAATGGAAAATGTTAAGGGGTTTAATGGAAAATTAGCTTCATTTTTATCCAGACCAGCATTTCCCAGACCAGAAAAATCTCAGTGTCAAATCCCAACTAAAAAAACAACAGAAAATGAAACCCAAGTAGCTAAAGAAATTGATGAAAATCAAGATAGCGAAGAAGAATCTTCAGAATAATCATCTCGCTAAATTATAACTTGCAAATGCGCAATGAAGAAATATAAAGCCATTGCTATTCCCGTAACATTTACGGGTTCTAAACCAAAGTTTCTAACTGTTCGAGATCGAAGATTCAAAGATTGGATTTTCGTGACAGGAGGGTGTAGACGCAGAGAAATACCAAATCCCATACGATGTGCTTTAAGAGAGCTCGAAGAAGAAACCAGGGGAGTAGTTTCACTTAAAAAGGGTGAATATTCAGATTTTAAGTTTATAGTAAAAGAAAGCCCAGGGGTCGATTTAGAATATAACGTGTTCATATTTTTCGTAAATTATACACAACAGGAACAGGGTGACCTCATTAAAAAATTTAACGATGAAAAAATGAAAACAAATTTGAAAAAAATACAAAAATTACCAATTAAACGAACATTTGACGAAAATGATTTTATGAATTTTGAAACTTTAACTGAATTTAACACAAAGAAACAGTGGGATAGAATAGTAAAAAACGTACTCAATAATCCAGAGTTTTACGCGTGTGTAACTTCTTTGAATAGAAAAACCTTTTCTATTAAATAATGAAGTCTAAAGCTTATATTTTATCGCAGATAAAAGAACTCCTTATTGAAAGACACGGATATACAAGTGAAAAGGCAGAAAGGTATGCAGAACTTCATAATGAAGATAAAGTTTATGAACTTTTAGTACTTAAAAAAAATTTATCAGAACAGGAACAGTATCCAGAAGTTTCATTTAGAAAGTCAATTTGGCGTCACCATTACGATAGTGATTAATGAATATAAAAAAATAAAACTAATAATTGGTAAGTATACATCATGTTTAAACAATGGTGTAGAGAACAGGGTTTCTCAAATGGATCCAATTTATCACATGTGCTCATGGACGGTGGTGTCCTTTCCGTGCCATTTGATAGATTGAATGATTTTTACGAAAAGTACGTAGAAGGATATAATAATGGTGAAAAAATATTCGTCGTTGAACAGAAAACAGATAATTATAACTTTTTTGTAGATCTCGACTATAAAGATGAAGATGAAATGTCATTTTCTGATCTCGAAAGTGTGTGTAGAGTTATATGCGATAAGGTTTCGAAATTCGGTAGTAAAGAGGCCTTAATTTCCGTAGCGGAACCAAAACCGGTAGGTCACCTTATAAAAACAGGTGTTCATATAAATTGGCCAGGTTTCGTTGTTAATAGATCATCGGCATTAGCAATTCGTCAACACGTCATAAACACATTAAATTTGGTATATGGGTCGAAAGATTGGAGTGATATAGTTGATATATCTGTATACGGTAGTTCTGAAAGAAAAACTAAAGGAAGTGGGTTTCGTATGCCATGGTCACACAAAAAAGGTAAACACGAGGCGTGTTCGGGTCAGGGTTGTGTAAAATGTAATCACACAGGTAAAGAAACACAAAGTGAATATAAACCCATTTTTATATACAGATTTGGACCTTCTAGTATGTTAGAGGCAATAGAAGGAAACATAGCAAATGTTAAAATTATGCAAATGGCAACATTAAGAACAGAAAGAGATGATCCAGTCATAATTGAAGGAAGTGTAAAAAAACAAGAAGGAGATTTTACAACAACCGAAATAAAAAACGAGTTCAAAGATCAGGAAGCTATTAGTCTTATAGAAGAATTTGTAAGAAAAAATTTAGAAGGTCAAAATTTATCAAGAATAACAAAAATTTATGAAAATAAAAACCAGTTTCTTGTTTCAACAAATTCATTTTATTGTGAAAATAAAAAATGTAATCATAATTCTAATCACGTATGGTTTCATATATTAGGAGATACTATAGCACAAAAATGCTTTTCAACTACGGATACAATGAGACATTTTGGGTTTTGTAAAGATTTTACAGGGAAAAGACATCAATTATCACCAAAAATCAAAAAGGCACTTTACAAAGAAGGTAAAATAGAAAAGTATATACAGAAATTACCTAAACAAGTTGATACCAACACAAAAATAAGTGAAAATGATATTAAAACGCTACTAAACAAGTTTATTTTAAAAAATATATTCGAATTACAGACAGAATGTAAAATAGAAAAAATTGATAAGAAAAAGGGTATAAAAAAATATTTAATACATACCAACTACACGTGTCCAGAATGTAAAGAAATTAACGTGAATTTTGAAATAGTAAAAAAGGTATTAGAACAAAAGTGTAAATGTGATTGTCGTAAACATTTACTCACAGATAAAATAGCAACTAAATTATAGAATGATAGCTCTTTTACTATTGGCACTTGTAATTTACACAATATCTACTCTACTCAAAAAAGAAACAAATACAACCGATATACAAAATATAATAAAAGAAACCCATAAATACTCAGGAATAAATCCAACAGTTTATAAAGAATTTATCGCAAACATAAACATGGCTTTAGAATACAGAAGTCATGTTGAAGTATCAAAAAAGTTACTAACTCGTGCGATTAACAATTTAGAAGAAATAGGACTTAATGTCGTATCAGGAGACACAGATATTCAGGATAAATTACATGATTTATCCGTTAAAATTGTAGTACACTTTAATGAATTACACATTAGAGAAGAAATTAATCAATTAAAGGAGTAAATGAGTAAAATACTTAAAAGAATTGTCTACTATTAATCTATAATGTCAAACGGTGTTAGAACTCGATCAGGAAGAATTTCAAAAAAGCCTCAACGCTTAGAATTAAAAGAAGATGTAGAGGATGATTTTAGAGAAGACGAATATAATTCTGACGTAGATTTACTCAAAAGCGATGACGAAGATTTTTGTACAGATGATGAAGAAGATGATGAAGACGAGGAAGAAGAAGATGATGATTTATCAGATGGTGATGAAAATGGTAATTTAAAAGGTTTTGTTGTTGAAGATGAAGATGACGACGAAGATTTCTCAGATGAAGATGAAGATGAGTAATAACTGGCTTAAAAAAATAAATTTAAAATTTATAAATGGAATCGGACGTAGGAACACCAATACAATACAATGCAGATGAATATAAGGACACGTTCTCTAACGAAAGTGAAGATATTCAACAGGAACCGGAAAATAACGAACAATATTATATTCCGCCTCCACAAATTTACGCGCATCACCCACATCAAATGCAACATGAAAAAAACGATATATTTTCAAATTTAGATAAAACTGGGTATATTATAATTTTTGTAGCTTTTTTACTTGGTTTTTTCATGGGTAAAACTATGCAACCAGTTATTTTGAGACCGGGATAGGTTTTCCATGTATCCAATATGTATTGGAAAGTTGTGCTTGTAGACCTTTAAAATCACCCAATTCGCCGTATCCCGTTTCCGTAAAATACGCCCGGCTTACGACGAGTGGATCTGTGACTGTATCATAAATAACATCAGAAGCAGTAACTTCCTGAACTTCACCTTCGTCTGAGTTCGAAGGTTTTTTTTTTAAATCTGACGATACCGTCTCTGTATCTGTTTTACTTTTTTTATCTGTATACAATCTGAAAAGTAAACCAACTACAACTAATAATATAATAATGGTGATTATGTTCAATGTAATACTCAACATACTTATATTTATATAACAAAATTAATTAATTTAATATTTATTGTTCAGGTTCGTCGTTTTCATTATTTTTTGACGTAACTTCCTCTTCTTCACCATCGTCAGTCTTTTCTGTTACCTGAGCTTCAACCGAATTTTCAACTTGTGATTTTTTAGCTTCCTTTTCGATAGCTAACTGTTCAGCATCATGTTTTTGCATGGCCTCAACTGATTCAAATTCTCGTTCCTTAGCCTTTTTTTCCAATTCTTCCCTAGCCTTCTTTTTATTTTCCTCAATTTCCTTCAATACCTGTTCATCGTCATACTTTTCCATATCTTCAACCGATTCAAACCCTCGTTCCTTAGCCTGTTTCTCCTTGGCCTCTTTAGCATCCTTTTCGCGTTGTTCAGTTCTATCCTTAATTTCTTGTGCAACAATCGCATCCGCCTCCTTTACGAGTTCTTCCATATCCTCGTCTGGTTTTTCCTTTTGAAGGCGTTCGAGAACTTCAGCTGGGTGACTGATCGGAGCCTCGTCCTGTTTCGTATAAAATTTAGAATTCTCATCACCAGTCTTAAAATATGTATCGGAACCAGGTGCTTTAACAGCCGCCATATCACGCTTACGTTCGGAAAACATAGCTGCAGCTTGTGCTTGATTTTCCTTATACCCTTGCATGAGTTCCTCAAGCTTACTATCCGCATAATGTGCATCCTCAATTTGAACCGGGTCGGGTGGAATCAAGAGCCATTTATACATATCAACAACGTAAATATCAAAGGTCGAATCTTCTTTTTGAAGACGTTTAGCGTGAGACGCTGCTTCATCACGTGAGTTAAATGTACCTCTAATTTTAATTCCAAACTTATCGTTTTTTTGAGGTGCTTCTGGTCCAA